CAGTTCACTATTTGCCCTAGTGAGCTGTTTTTATTTTTATTCATATAACACAACCATCTATCGTTAAAATTGCCTCGTTACGATTAGTTAGCTTTTGCACTATTGCTTCTAACGGTATTTCTCTGTCCTTTAAGGATCTACTGAAAGCAATAGAAGCGTACTCCACTGGTACCTCTTTCATTTCAAGTAATTCATCAGCTGTAATTGGTGTAACTTCTTTGAATGTATCTGTATACATTTCTTTTGCATTTTCTGGATTTTTAGCTTTCAGCAATGCGTAACGTGGCTCTATAACTTCAAAATAACGCATTTTATATACCTCCTGTTTTAAAATTGGGAGCCGTATTAAACGGCCCCTTTGCTTTTAACGTAATACGTGAATATTGCCTAAATTCATTTCCTCATCCAGTTCTTTTTTGAAGTATTCAGCAATATTTTCAATTGCTTCTAACTGCCATGAACCACCATCAGCTTCATAAAGAGCAACGTTTCCTCTATCGTTTAAACGTAAAATATACTCTGATGCTGGCTGTGCTACTTCTACAAATGTCCTAAATGGTTTCAATGAAACCTTTGGAGGGATTGGTGTAGCTGATAAAGTGGCAGACCCTGCTTTTGTTGTAACCGATTGTGTTAAACCATTATCTTTAAGTTCTACGTTGCCATTCTGGATATGAATATGACTCACAATATCAAGGACAGTAAGATGATCTGGTGTTTGTACAAAGTTGGCTTGCAGCATGATTTGGAATTGCTCACGATCAATGAAACGATCAAAAATAATATTTGGCAGAATTGCTTCAGACTTTAAATACACACGGCGATCATTTGTATTGTCCAAACTATCAATTAATCGCAATTCAGTTGGTGATTCTATGTGAATTAATAACTTGCTTCGACTATCAAAATTCGATTTAATGTAATCAACGATTCCTGTTAAACTGTGGATTTCAATTGCATCTACAGATGGGCTGTCTGGGATAAGATGCAGGCGTTCTGGGCTGAATGTTTGGTTTTTGATTTCTACAGGTTTAAAAATTCAGTTAACATTTGATTTCCTCTTTTCTTTTATTGGAATTTAACTTTCTTTACATTGTCTTCTACTACTGACACTTCATTTTCTAACAATTCACCTTCATCATTTCGTAACTGGCCATCGTCCCCGAAGTATGTTTGACCAGGAGATCCACTTGCTAGTTCTCGTCCCACCACCTTTCCAGTTGAATCTGTACCTAGTAGCATTGTTGTAGCAACACCTTTAGCTGCTACAAGCGTGCATTTTGTATCAACATTGGTTGCAATAATTTCTCGTTTTTCATCAGCTTTAAGCGTTAAAGTAATTGTCACTTTACGAACTTTCGTAGCATCAGTGTTTGGATCAAATATGTTATCCATCACTTTTTGTAATTCCATATTTGTTTTTTCAGCTAATGCGCCACCTGCAAAAGTTTCTAAATTGATTTTTGTTTGATTTTGATTAGACATTGACTTGTCCTCCCTTTGGATTTGGTATAAACGTAATTTCGTATACATCGCCCTCAATATCACGAGCTTTAATTACTGTCCGATCCTCGCTGAATTGCCAATCTGTAAATTCGGCTCCTTCCAGGTGTCTTAAAAATCCTGAAATTTTATCGGCTTGTTTTAGTGAAATAGCTGCCATTCTCATATTCTCCAATATTCTTTAATAGTTGCTGTGCAAAAAGCGATAGTTCTTTATTCTTGCTATGTGTTGCTATTTTTAGATCACATTTCAAATCACTCATGAGCCACTTTGTCTTAAAACATTTATTGCATGACTCGTATGCCATTTTTATTCACTCCGACTACTTTCTGTCCATGACGCTTGCGCCTTTTTCTGATTGGTTGAAGTTTTAATTCCACTGAATAAGCAATTCTCCAACCTTCCCTTTTCATCTGCAGTAATTCTTCGTTGTTGTACTCTCCAAAAGCTACAAGTTCGCCACGATATAAGGTCCAAACAATCATATTGCTGCCTCCAATGTGCAAACGTATTTGGGAAATTCAACGGTTTCTTTTAACAAATCTCTGAAACTTTTATATTGCTTGCTTTCAGGAAAATAAAAATTGCGATCAATCATTTGGTTATAGGCATTAGACATTTTCTTTGGTAAATCACCGTAGATTTTCTGATGTTCGACCTGTACTTCAGCTGGATTTTTAGCAAAATAGAATGCAAATTCACGAATGTTGATTTGTACTGCGAAAAGCTTTATCATACGCATTTGCAAAACGTCTGATTGATACATCTTCAAAAATTGAGCGTATTCTTCTGGCTGTAAATGAATGTTTGTAATCATGCTTGCAGGGCTGTTTAGTTCGACTTTTTTAGTCAGTGTCAAAAAGTAAATAAGGTGGGCCATGTAAGGAACATCGTGTGTTACAGCATCATCCAGAAGTTGCTGAACGTTGGCTGTCCCAGTCAATATTGAGTATCTTTCCTGTTTCTTTTTTATAAATCACATTTACTGTTCCTGTTGCCCCATTTCGTTGCTTAGCAATGATGATCTCCATCACTTCTTTACTTTCACTTTCAGCGTTGTAATATTCGTCTCGATACAGAAAAGCAACGACATCTGCATCTTGTTCGATACTCCCTGAATCACGTAAATCACTCATCATTGGACGTTTATCTTGCCTTTGTTCAACGCCACGTGATAATTGGCTTAAACAAACTACAGGACAATTAAATTCTCTCGCCATATTTTTTAAATCAGCACTGATTTGTCCAACAATTTGTGTTTGAGTTCGTCCTGCTTTTTCTTCGCCTTTGATTATTTGTAAATAATCAATTAATATCACTGGCTTTAGATTCAGCTTTTCTTTTATCCATTTTCGTGCCTGTGCTTTTATTTGAGCTGTAGTCAGTCCTGGCCTATCGTCAATCTCTATGTTGGCTTTGCTTAGTTCAGTGATAGTAGGAAGCCACTTTGCTTTTTGAGCTTCACTAAAATACTTATAAGGGTTCCTTATAGCGTTACGATTAAAGTTGCCAAGTGCTGCAACCATTCGTGTTACTAATGACTTTTTTGGCATTTCTAGTGAGAAAATTATAGGGAAGTAGCCAGCTAATCCAACGTTAATTGCTATATTATTAAATACATCCGTTTTACCCATTGATGGCCGTGCTGCAATGATTGTTAACTCGCCATCTTGCAAACCATTTGTCATAAAGTCAAAATCATTAATGCCTGTATAAATTCCGTTTGGCTCGGTAGGTACTTCGTAAGGTAGTTCACCAATTGATGCCAAGTATTGAAAAAACGGTATATCCGACTCTGTGTTAATGTCCTCAATCTCCATCAAAGACTTTTGAATATCAGCAATTGACCAATTTTCAGCTTGTGCAGTAAATAAAATATTTTGCTTTTCACCCTCACGCCAATTTTCTAGTAAAGTAGCTGCATACTGATCAAACATTGTTGGATTATGATAGTTAGTCAGATCCTTTAGATAGTTGGCTCCACCTAACTCTTCTGGTTCACGTGTCGTCAGTAATGTGATGTAATCACATGCTTTACCTTGGGTGGCCAGTTGGCGCATTGAATTGTAAATGTTTCGATGGATCAATGTAGTGAAATGTGTTTCACCAATCAAACTATCAGTAATCAAATAGTTTTCTTTAAGCATTGTTGCCAAGATGCTTTTTTCAATGAGCTCCAAACTAATATCTTGATTCATTCATCATCCACTCCAAAATTAAGTTGTGGCCGTTGTAACATAGCTGTTTGTACCTGGGTATTACTTGATTGCTTTATTGGCACCTCATTACAGTAATTTTCAAAATTTGTGGCATTGAACAAAGTGCTTGGTCGTAAATAGTTCTGCATATCTGGATTGTTTGACCACTGTTTTACTTTTAGATCAATGACTTGTTTAAATTGCTCCACGGTATAGCCATCACGTAATCTTGCGTTGATAAGTTTTTTTGTAGCAGTTGAATTTGGCTTGAAATGTTTATTCGCTTTTTGATTTAAGTAGTTAATAATTTCAACGTTGAGTGACAACTCAACATTATTATTCTTATTACTCTTAATATCTTTGGTTATTGCTAGTGCCGATTTGTCATGATCTAGCTCTGCCAAATTTTCGTCATCAAGGCATGCCTTTTTGGCATTTCCCTCATGCCAATTTGTCGTGTCGCTAGTGCCAACTTGTCGTGTGGCTTCATAACCAAGTTTTGAATAGTCAATTCGGTACCATTTTGTTTTATCTGCACGAAATTTGTTGTATTTATCTGTTGAGACAATATAGCCATCTGCTTCAAGATCCAAAAAGACTCTTTGTATTGTTCGTTCAGATAAAAAAGGGAACTCCTTATGCCATTTTTGGTATGTATTAAACACCCATTTATGGCCATCATAAATATTTGTTGAGATCAACAGCCTGTAGTGAAGTTGCTGTAAGATGATTGCCTCATTCAGCCCAACCTTAACTGCTAGGCTAGGTAGGACTTGAAGTGGAGGCTCGTTTATTAG